GATGCTCACAATCTCAGCAGAAGATATTGAGGTTTATAACGACAGCCTCGACGATGTAGCAAGTCATGCCGCGAATGCAGCAGCTTATATTGCCGTAGCATCTGACGAAGCAGCATCAGCCTGGCTTCAGGAAGGTGCAGATAATGCAGGTGTTCGATTCACTGACGCAGCTGAGAACCTTAGTTTTGTACACCAGTCAAGCGCAGTACTTCTAGACTTCTCAGCTCAGAACTCCAGTGGTTACGCAGTCTGGGTAGATGGTTCCGATGCGTTTGGAATTGATATTATGATGACACGTTCAGATGTTTTGTTCAATGGTTCTAACAGCGACTTCTACATGAATGGCCCTACGCAAAATGATTGTTTCTTCTCTGGAACAGATTGTGAGGGTACGCGATGAAAGTTGATGGCGTAGGATTTAGTGGAGCACAGATTGCCGTTGTACTTGCGTTCATTTCTACAATCGCAGGTGGAATATGGACAGCTTCTTCGGTATATGCTAGACTTGAAGCGGTAGAAGCCTACGAGATTCCAGACGTTGCTCCCCTACACGAACAAATTACTGTTATAGAGAAGGAACTCGAGGCGAACGATATTTCACAGCTTCAAGGAAAACTAGCCTCATTTGGTACTAACCTTGAGACAATCATGGAACAACAGACAAAACTCCTCGCCATTCAAGAACGTATGGTTGAAGTTGAGAAAGAAATGGAATCCATGAAGGGCGTAGTACAGAGAGCAGAATTAAAGACTAAAGAGCTAGAGGGTATCGAAGGCGAGGTAAAATTACTAAAGCGTGAGATACAAGAGCTCTGGGACGGTATGGACTATCTGTCTAATCCGTTAGGAAAATAAAATGCGATATAAAACTAAAGCAGCCGCTATGAAAGCAGCGAAGCGGTTAGGTTTAAGAGGTACTCATAGTCACGGTGCCGGAAAGGGGAAGATTTACATGGCAGGTAAAACTCACGCAGCATATGAAAAGGCAATGAAAAAGCCGAAGAAGAAGCCAAGCAAGCCTAAAAGAGGTCAAAGAGCGAGCAAGAATCGCAAACGTAGGGGATACTAATGGCCGTACGTAAAAGAAAGACTACTAAAAAGAAGGCACCAGCTAAACGCCGCAGTGCTAAACCTCTTAGCGCAACCGTAAGGTCTACTCTGAGAGCGAAGGCAAAGAAAAGTAAAAGATATACTTATGGGCAGCTAGCTAAAGTTTATCGTCGCGGACAAGGCGCTTATTTGTCGTCTGGTTCCCGTCCTGGAACATCAATGTCTCAATGGGCTTTTGGTCGTGTAAATTCGTTTATGCGAGGCGGACACCCCCAAGACAATGATATTAAGAGGGCTGGTCGTGCCAAAAAGAAAAAGTAAACGTAAAGTACCAAAAGACAAGAAGTCGAGAGTTCCAAAGAAGTATTTAAGCGGTACAAAAGGTACTAAAAGAACTCAACTTGCAAGCGTTATTAAGCGTATTGCGAAACTTTATAGAGAAGGAAAAACTGTTCCTAAGTCTCTACTAGCTCAAAGAGTGCGTTTAGGCAAAAGGAAGAAGAAATAAGTATTAGGTATATGTATTCCGATTAAAACAGGTAGATGAACTATCAGCCGACCCACTCCGGAAGACATACTAAGTGTGTGTCCTGCGACAATAAAAGCCTATACTATGTAGTACCAGCAGGAAGTGCCTTTTGGCACTGCCAAGCCTATATAAGGCACAAGACACACAGGAGACAACATGAAGCTTATTATTTTAATGTTTTCTTTTATCCTTGCAGGTTGTAATACTATGAATGCTGCCATTGACGGCGGACAACACGTATTAAACTCAACTATTGAAGCAACGGGTGAGGGAGTAGCAAATATAACAAGTGCTGTTGGTACTGATCTTACTGATACAATTACATATGGCACAGAAGGCCTAAGTAAAGGAATCCGTGAAGTCACTACTTTAGATAGCAAAGATAAGGAGTAATTTTAAATGCCAGCAAAGCGAAAAACAAAGAAAAAAGACTCTCGTTTAGCACGAGCAAAAGTAAAAGGATATAACAAACCTCGTCGCACACCAGGACACGCAAAGAAGTCTCATATTGTTGTAGCTAAGGTTGGTGGCAAAGTTAAAACGATTCGTTTCGGCCAGCAAGGAGCTCGTACGGCAGGGAAGCCCAAGGCTGGAGAATCAGAAGCAATGAAAGCAAAGCGTAGATCGTTTAAAGCACGTCACGCTAAGAATATTGCAAAAGGTAAAATGTCAGCAGCATATTGGGCGGATAAAGTAAAATGGTAGACGACAAGAATTACCACCCAGCAGACATGAACGGAGACGGAAAAGTTTCCGACGATGAGCGACAAATGTACTTAGAGTTTCGCAGAAAGGAACTCGAAGACCAAGATGCACAACGAGATGCTATGAGAAAGATGACATGGTTCTCCCTCTGGGGAATGCTGTTTTATCCTTTCGGCATCTTTTGTACTTCTCTGTTCGGTCTTGATAACGCGGCAAAAATAATTGGAGATATTGCTCCTACTTATTTTGTTGCTATTGCAGCCCTAGTATCCGCCTTTTTTGGTGCTAACGCATACGCAGGTAAAAAATAACTTAATAGGAACATCCAATGGCAGTTGAAGTAAGTCGAAGAGATATAGTCTCCGACGAAATAGTTGAATTACAATCTGAGGCAAGGTTTCTCAAGCTTCCAGTAAATCCGTATTTGGAACTGCTGGATATCACACCGCTACCCTCGCAGATGGCAATCATCAATGCGATTAACAACCCTAAATATCGTTTTGTTTCTGCAGCCGTATCTCGGAGGCAGGGCAAGACATATATAGCCAACATTATTGGACAGCTCGTGTCTTTAGTGCCTGGCTCAAACATCTTAATCATGTCTCCTAACTATTCCTTGTCTCAGATTTCTTTTGATCTACAAAGGAACTTGATTAAGCACTTTGATCTCGAAGTTACAAAAGACAATGCAAAAGACAAAGTTATAGAAATATCTAACGGCTCCACAGTGCGTATGGGTTCTGTAAACCAGGTTGACTCTTGCGTAGGTCGCTCTTACGACTTAATTATCTTTGACGAAGCCGCACTTGCAGATGGAAAAGATGCCTTCAACGTAGCACTTCGTCCTACTCTCGATAAAGAAAACTCAAAAGCAATTTTTATCTCTACTCCTCGTGGTAGAAATAACTGGTTTTCTGAGTTCTTCAACAGAGGGTACTCTGACGAGTTTCCGGAATGGTGCAGTATTCGTGCAACTTATCGAGACAACCCTAGAATGGCTCAAAGCGATATTGACGAGGCACGAAAGTCAATGTCTGAAGCAGAGTTTAGACAAGAATATGAGGCTGACTTTAATACTTATGAAGGTCAGGTATGGAAATTTAATTTCGAGACACAAGTACGAGACTTCTCTCAGTTTGAACCGGAGAAGATGGATGTGTTTGCAGGACTCGACGTGGGTTATAAGGACCCAACCGCAATGTGTGTAATAGCTTATGACTGGGACAAAGAAGAATTTTACTTACTCGATGAGTATTTTAATGCTGAGAGAACAACTGAACAGCATGCTACCGAGATCCAGAAACTCATTGATCGCTGGGATATTGACTACATTTATATTGATTCAGCTGCTCAACAAACAAGGTTCGATTTCGCGCAAAACTATGGAATTTCCACTATTAACGCAAAGAAGTCGGTACTCGATGGTATTGGACACGTATCAGGGATTGTAGATAATGACAAGCTCTTCGTAGAACAAACAGCACTAGAATCTTTAAAATGCCTAGATGCCTATCAGTGGGATCCAAATCCTAACCTAGTGCGTGAAAAGCCGAAACATAACATGGCTTCCCACATGGCAGATGCACTTCGGTACGCACTGTATTCGTTTATTACTGCAAATGTGTCCTTCTAGCGATGACCTGCGGAAAAATAGTTATTGACAAGTTACCTTAAACTCGATATAATTCTTCTAATGAAAAATGAAGAACCGGAAAGAAAATGCCTAAACTAAAACGTGACGCAGTAAAGTATGTACGAGACAAGGCAAAATCCAAGTACGAGAAGGGAACAGAATGTCGTATTTGTGGCGAAACAGAGCAACTTGACTTTCACCATTTTTATAGTTTAACTCCACTACTAAACCAGTGGCTTACAAAGAACAAACTGAACCCTGACTATATACAAGCACTCAGGGACGACTTCATTGAAGAGCATAGTGCCGAGCTATATGAACATACAGTGACTCTCTGTCATCATCATCATTTAGCCCTACATAAAATTTACGGAAAAGACCCTGCGCTTGGGACTGCAAAGAAACAAATGCGCTGGGTAGAGATTCAAAGAGAAAAACATGGCCTGGTATAATCCTTTTGAAAAGACAGCACCTACAGAGACAGTTGAGAAGCTGAACCCTGGGCAGCAGTATATTGGCACCAATGTTGAATCTTCTCGTGAATATACTACTAATTATCAGCATTTTTATGAAAATCTAGAGATAGTAAATAGAGCAGTAAACCTCATCGTAGATGATACTGCAGGTGTTCATACCACAGTCAAGCCTATTGCTCGACCGGGTATTGTTAAAGGCGTGAAGAGATCTAAAGTTGAGTTATTACTCACCAAAGAACCAAACCCTTTTCAAGACATCAATACTTTTAGGCGTAATCTTATTACTGATTTTATGCTTGATGGCAACATCTTCATATACTTTGACGGTGCTCATCTATACCATCTACCTGCCGATAAGGTAGTAATTCATGGAGATTCAAAAACCTATATTGAGAAGTATTCCTTTAACGACATAGATTATAACACAGATGAAGTTATACACATTAAAGATAACTCTTTCTATGATGTTTATCGTGGCGTATCTCGTCTAAAACCTGCTCTTCGTACAATGCAACTCATTACTAGAATGCGAGACTTTCAAGACAACTTCTTTAAAAATGGAGCTGTTCCAGGATTGGTACTTAAATCGCCTAATACCTTGTCAGACAAAATTAAAGAGCGCATGATGGTATCTTGGCAGAATCGTTATAGACCAGATTCCGGAGGTAGACGCCCTCTCATACTTGATGGCGGGCTAGAGTTAGATAAGATTTCAAATGTAAACTTTAAAGACTTAGACTTCCAAGCTTCTATTGCAGATAATGAGAAGATTATTTTAAAAGCAATGGGAGTACCTCCTATTCTTTTAGACTCAGGTAACAATGCAAATATTCGTCCGAATATGCGCCTATACTACCTTGAAACCGTACTACCTATCGTTGCGAAACTGAACTCAGGTTTTTCTCGTTACTTTGGTTTCGATATTGTAGAAGATGTAACAGACGTACCTGCCTTGCAGCCAGAGCTACGAGATAGCGCAGCATACTATACGTCTCTAGTTAATGGAGGAATCATTAGTCCTAATGAGGCTCGTGAAGCCTTAGGTTATGACACTAGAGAAGAGGCGGAAGATATAAGAGTCCCTGCAAACATTGCGGGGTCAGCAGCAAACCCAGACGAGGGCGGAAGACCGTCCCAGGAAGAGGAAGATGTATAATAAGAGACTGCTAGAGAAGTTAGCAGCATACTTCGCAGAACACGGCTTACCAGCGTCTTATCAGAAATTCAAAAGCGATGGCAGGAAGCCTGTAACAGATAAAGAAATGGTACAAACCATAGGTGGATACCCTATAATGTTACAACTGTTCGAGAAGCACCACCCAGAATATTGGGAACTAGCTCAACCTACTAAAGATGAGCCAGAGCCCGTAAAACAAGACCCTTTAGCAGCACTCAGGGCAAGTACTGTAGAGAAATAATATGAATAAGATTTTTAATCTAACATCTACTTTCAAAGCCGCCGAATCAGACGATGGATCAGTAATGATCCGTGGTATGGCTAGTACAGCAGATTTTGATCGCGCAGGCGATACAATCTCAGCTGAGGCTTGGACTAAAGGTGGATTACAAAACTTTGAGAAAAATCCAATTATTCTGTTTAATCATGACTATGACAGACCAATTGGTCGAGCCACAGGTATGAAAGCAGGACCAAATGGTTTAGAACTCGAATGTAAGATCAGCAAAAATGCCCCGGGCAATGTTGCTGAACTCGTTAAAGACGGTGTCCTTGGAGCCTTTTCCGTCGGTTTCAAAGTCAAGGACGCGGATTACCTAAAGGAAACTGATGGACTAATGATTAAGGACGCTGAGTTGTTTGAGGTATCGGTTGTTTCCGTACCTTGTAACCAGGCAGCTACTTTTTCGCTCGCGAAGTCGTTCGATTCACAAGATGAATATAACGAATTCAAAAAAACTTTCACTAATCGTGTAGATCTAGCCGGTCAGTCTCTGGCTAAGGACGAAGATATCTCTTCAAATATAGCTAGTGACCACACACCGAAAAGCGCGGAAACTAATTCCGCAGATCAGGAGATCAAAATGGACAATCAAAACATCGACTTGGAAGCTTTTGCAAAGAAGGTAGCTGAAGATACAGCTGCTAAGATTGCTATGAAGCAAGCCGAGCAAAAAGCAGCTGACGAAGCAGTAGCTAAAGCAGCTCAAGAAGCAGAAGCAGCTAAAGCTGTTGAAGCAGAATCAATCAAAAGCTCAATTCAGAGCGGCATCGAAACAGGCGTAGAAGCCCTTCAAGCCGACCTCGAAAAAGAGTTCTCAGCTAAAGACGCTGACCACCAGGCTATCGTTGAGAAGTTTAAAGCTGACCTCGACGAGAAAGCTGCTGAGTTGGAAGCTATGCGTAAAAGCAAGCGTGACTTCTCTGGCCGTAGCGGTGCAGAAGCTTCAGGTTCTGAAATCCTGGGCGCTCACATTCTTGGTAAGATTACTGGTAAAGGTTACGATACCGATTACGGTAAGTCTATCGTAGAAAAAGCTGGTGCAGCTGTAACTGCTACTGGTAACGTAACTATCTCTCTAGATACTACTGTTGCTACTCAGTTCGAAGAAGAAGTTAAGTTAGAGCAAAAAGTAGCTGGCCTTTTCCGTGAAATCGCTGTAACCGGCGGTGCTACTGTTCTTCCTGTTAATCCAGATGCTGAAGCAGCTACTTTCGCCGCAGCCGCTGCTGGAGGTAACTTGGAAAACAATACTAACGGTACTGCTGCAACTAACAGCGCTTATGCAGTTGGTCAAGTAATCTTGAAGCCACATCGTCTGATTTCTAGCACTAACCTGCTGAATGACACTGACGAGAAGACTCTTGTATCTCTACTTCCTATGCTTCAAAATGCTATGGCTCGCGCTCACGCACGTGCTAAAGACAAAATGTGTCTCTTCGGCAACGGTACTCCTTCTATCTCCGGTCTGGTTGGTGGTGACGGTACTGATGGCGGCGCTGGACTCGTCTCTGCAGACGTATCTGCTGCTGGTGGCCTGGCTGTAGGTGATTTCGACATCTCCGACAACGACCTTCTAACCTCTGCTAACCTTATCAAAGCTCGTTCGCAGATGGGTAAGTATGGCCTTAACTCTGCTGACTTAGCAGTAATTGTTAGCCCACTAGGTTACATGGAACTGATGCAAGATGCAGCTTTTGCTGACGTAAGTCAGGTAGGCGATCTATCAATGAAAGCATCAGGTGTTGTAGGCTCTATCTACGGAATGCCTGTAGTAGTTTCTGATCTATTAACTAAAGCCGATGATACTACTTCTTTCGCTATGGTTAATACTCGTAACTATGTTATCCCACGTCTACGTGGTGTTAGCATTGAGTCTGACTACTCAGTAACTAATCAGCGTACTGATCTAGTTGCTAGTCAATCAATCGGCTTCGCTGAGTTGGTTGCAGGTTACGCTTTGAACTTCCCAGCAGTTCACGCGATTCACCAGGCCTAATCGTAATACTAATAACTTTGAGGTGGTTCGCCACCTCATTGTTTTATTTTACAAAGTAGAAAAACGAGGGAGAGCTCGCTCTCCTAAGTTTTTACTAATGGATTTATAGAACATGGCAAATTTAATTACTTTAGACGATTATAAAACAGCGAAAAAGATCACCGGCTTCGGTGATGATGTTCGTCTTGAGGAATTAGTCACTTCAGTGAGTCAATTAGTAAAAACTTATTGTAATAGTACTATTATAGACTTTCACAGCACTAGTAAAGTTGAGTCTTTTAATATTGATTATGGTGTACACCTGATTAGTATTGAGGAGTCTCCTCTTAATGCTGTTGTATCCGTTCAGGAAAGAGATTCTATCTCGGCAGACTATAAGACTCTTTCAAACAACTCAGACTATTATGTTGACTTTGAGACAGATACTATATATCGCAGTAATGGCTCTAACGGGTATAAAGACTTTCCAAAAGGTCCAGGAGCTGTTAAAGTTACTTACACCGGAGGTTATGCAACCTGTCCGGCAGATCTCAAGTTAGCAGTAGTTGATCTAATTTCCTACTACCATAAAGACGAACATAAACAGCGACAGACTTTGTCAGGCGCAAGCATCCAGAATCAAGGTACTTCTGGGCAGTCTGGTAATGTAGGCTTCCCCGACCATATCAAACGTATACTGGATCTTTATAAGAACTTTTAAGTGAGTAATAAGAACTTACACGACTTTTTAATAAAACTTGATAAAGAGCTACAAGGGTATAAAGAGTTTAGAAAGGAATTAGATAGAGAACCCCAGACTTTTGTATTTCACAAAAGAACACTACTTGCAGAGACTGTAACGCAGTTATCGCGAGGAAGTGGCATAACCCTAAAGAATGCTGACCTATCCAAAGTTAAAGAGATGGCAGATAGAGCAGGAGATAAGCTCCATAAAGATTTAGAGAGAGTAGCGGGAAGGGGGTTAAAAAGACCTGGAGGCAAGACCACTTTAATATTTGATAAAAATACAGGGGTAGACATACCAAAAGGCTATAACCCTGTACTTCCTTACACCGCATTTTCTAGAGTTAAGTTCGCATATAGGAATACTCTTAATGGGTACTTTACTGAACTGCAAAACTATTTAAGAGATGCCAAGCATTTAGACACTGTAAAAAACAAAGATGGCTCCGAGAAAAAGTCAATTCAAAACTTCTTTGATGCGGGACACGATAAACAAGCAGGTGTTTTTGAAAGGTTTCTAGACGATACCACCGATAAGATAGTCTCGGGTTTAGATAGTTCTATAGAGGGGTCATCGCAGGCTGAAAGAGATAAGTTAGTATCAGAAATGAATGCACTACTGGGAACAGATCTATCTGTTAAAAAAGTAGATGATTTAAGTACTATAATTATTAAGATAGAGTCCTCCTCTGCGAACAGAGCAGCAGGGCAAAAACAAGGCCAAAGAAGTGGGCAGTTAAGAAAAGCCATCAGGTCATTTTTAGATAATGAAGTTGCATTAGAGGATTTAAAAGGCTCAGACTCTTTAAAAACCCAGAAAATAAAAAAGACTACAAAAGCAGTTATAAAACCTTTTTTAGAGACAAAAAACAAAAACATTAAAGTCTCAACTAATTTAAAAAAGACTAAAAAGTCCTCAAAAAGTACGGTAAAGAGGTCTGTAAAACCTAAGGTTAAAGGCAAAGGCACCAATTTAAATACAAAAGTAGCTGTAAAAAAGGCAAGAAGAGCTCCCAAGAAGTCGATGGTAACAGATCTACTACCTTTAATAGCCCAGCTTAATAAAGAGCTGCCAGAGGCAGTAAGAAGAAACATGGAGTCTCCTTCTTTAGTAAATAGAACGGGCAGGTTCGCAGAAAGTGTAAGAATTGTAGACGCTACTCGAACGCCCAAAGGGTTCCCAAGTTTTGGCTATACCTACCAAAGAGAGCCTTATCAGGTATTCGAGGACGGAGCAGGTTCTCCGCCTTGGGCAAACGGTCAAAGAGACCCACGAACTTTAATTGATAGGTCTATTCGAGAAGTTGCAACACAAAGAGCTCTCGGAAGATTCTTTACTCGGAGAGTATAATGACAGAAAGAGGATACACAACAAGACGCTCTAGCATTGTGAATGCTATTGTCGAAAAGCTCAAAGATATTAACGGCTCCGGCGGTTATCTTTCTGACTTAAATGAGAACATCTCTCCTCGACTCAAGTTTTGGGACGAGGTAGAAGAGTTTCCTGCAGTTCATCTTAACGCAGGAAGTGAAACACGAGAGTATCAAGGTGGTGGATATAAGGACAGATTTCTGTCTATAACAGTTAGATGCTATGTACAAGATGAAGACTCCGTAGCTGCTTTAGACGGGCTACTTGAGGACGTAGAAACAGTCCTTGAAGAGAGCTCAAGATTATCGTATACTGATAGGCAGGGTAAAACTCAGTATACTCAACAAATCACCGTAGTTAGTATTGATACTGATGAAGGTGTACTCGAACCTCTAGGTGTCGGCGAGATGCTTATAGAGGTAAGATATTAGAAAATATTGGTATAAGTAAATACTTAAATTCCAGTCTTTTCAAGATAACAAAGGAGAAAAAACATGGCTGATAATCTATATTTCAGCAGAGATACAAAAATATTCGTCGGAGTTAGTAAAATTAAGCGTATTCAGTTAACTGAGACCTTAGTTTCGGGTGAGTCAGGCATCGGAGGAAGCGGCTATACTAGTGCGCCTGCTATTGTGTTTTCTGGCGGCGGCGGTTCGGGGGCTGTAGCATCTGTTAGTGTCAATGCAAACGGCACTCTCGTCAACCCTAAAATGACTAATGAAGGTAAGGACTATACTTCAACGCCCACTGTTACCGTTGGCAACATATACGCAAATAGTACTGCCTTGGCCCTCGCCGATCAAGTTAATGCTGGTGGTATCTTATATACTGTAACATCCGCAGGTACGACCGCCTCTTCGGGTAACGGCCCTACACATACATCAGGCAGTGCAGATGATGGGACGGTAACCTTTGCACATGCTGGTGAAGCAGCTACAGCACGAACAGGTGCCGGGGTTTGGGAAATTCCTGTTCTTGACGGGTTCTCTTTCTCTCAATCTACAAATACTACAGAGGTTACTTTGAACGAAGCAGTCTCTTCAGGTGGTACAAGTCGTCGAGGTAGACAGATGTTTACAGACTCTTATGCCCCCTCAGAGTGGAGTTTTTCTACTTATGCAAGACCATTTAAATCAAGTGGCGGTGGTTCAGATGTAGGTGATGCGGATAGATCAGCCGTTAAGACCCATGCTGTTGAAGAGTTACTGTGGTGCGCCATGGCAGGTGTCCCTAGGTACTTATCCCCTATTAGTAATGTTTCCGCTTCTGTAAATACAACTACTGCATATGGAAATGCGCTAACCTTTTTAACCACCGCAGGCTCCGGCCTTGGCTACACCAGTGGTTCTCGTATGGTTGTAGACTTTGATGACTCTAACACTCCTTCCCTTGGTGAATTAGATATCTACTTCTCACTGGGCGAGGAAGCTGTAGAGAGTCGCACTCTGCTATACCCGACTATAAACGGAGACAGTATCGTACCCAGGCCTTCAGACGAGGATGAGTTCGTAAACGGTAACACCTACTCTATTACAAGTACCGGAAATGTTAACTGGACAAGTATCGGAGCCTCTGCAACCGCTATAGGCACTGTATTTACCTATAATGGCGTCACCGTAACAGGCACAGGTAGTGCTAAGGAGCTAAACTTAATTGCAGGCACGGAATATATTATTGCAAAAGTTGGGAAGTCCTCCGGGACCTCAGGCGCAACCAATTGGAATGATATTGCTGTAGAGACTCTTGTAAATGCAAATGTTGCACCAGGAGATAAGTTTACAGCAAAGTCGGGTAAGCAGCTCACTATGGACTCTCTTTCTGTTATAACACAGGCATCTGGCAAAACCAATACTCGACTGTGGATACCCGTCGAAGGTATCAAAGTCGGTGATAAGGTTTCTTTCCCAGGAACCTCTCTGGGTACTACTACTGTTGCCAGCCTGGAGCCTACTCCTTTGAACTTTGTAAATTCGGGCGGAATTGTTATGGCAGATGCACGAATTGTACCTGCAGGTACAATTGTTAGATTCGGACGTAGGTTGACTTATAAAATTCGTGACTGTTGTGTAAATGAGGCTTCTATTGACTTTGATATCGACGGTATTGCTACTATTAACTGGTCGGGCCTAGGTCAGATGCTTGCAGAAGACACCCCTGTAGAACCTACAGTTTTCGAGAGTACTACTAGCACTAACAACTTTATTCGTAATCGCCTAAGTACTTTGCAGCTTATTGCTGATAATAAGACTAAATTTCCTGGACATAGTGGAAGTGATGGTGTATACAATATTACATTAACAGGAGGTAATATTACTATCTCCAATAACATGAGTTTCCTTACTCCCGAAAGTTTGGGTATTGTTAATCAACCTCTACAACATGTCTCGGGCACTCGTAGTGTTACTGGTAACTTCACTTGTTATCTAACAAGAGACGATGCATCTACCCCTACAACAGGTACTAGTGCTTCTCTTTTTGAAAAGATAATTGAAAGTAAGGATCTCATTACAAATAAGTTTGCTATGAGAGTAAACTTGGGCGGGGACTATGATGCAAACGATCCAAAGCCTATTGTATCTCTAAATATTCCCCAAACACACTTAGAATTACCAACGCATTCCCTTGATGACGTGGTGTCATTAGAGGTAAATTTTCACGGTCTACCGAGTACTGTAGAAGAAACCGATGAGTTAATAATCACCTATATAGGTGTTTAAAAAAAGCTCTTGACATTTTAGGGGTATTACACTATACTACATATTAGAAAAGTGGAATACCCCTACCTTTTCAAGATACATAGGAGATATAACTATGGCAGATAAATTATTTTTTAGCAGAGATACTAAGGTGTTCATCACCTATACTAGTGCTACAGGAAACTTAAATAAGGCATGGTCTGTACCTGTTCTTGATGGTTTCTCTTTCTCACAATCAACTAATACCTCAGAGATAACTCTGAATGAGATGGCCAATGCTTCCGGAGTCAGCCGACGTGGTAGACAGATGTTTACAGATTCGTATGCTCCTGCAGAATGGAGCTTCTCAACTTATGTACGACCTTTTGTATCAGCAGGAAGCCCAACCCTTGCCAATGGTGTAGCAGGAGCCGCTAGTACCACGCACGCCGTAGAAGAAGTTCTATGGGCTAACTTCCTCGGAGCAGGTACCTATGATGCGACTAATAATGACTTTAGCGAGTTTACTCACGGTAATGCAGGCGCTGGTTTAGATATTACTTTTGCTAACTCTAACGTTGCTAAGTTAGGAACCTTTGATTTAATCTTTATGCTGGGCACCGGTTCAACTTATAGAATTAAGGGCTGTTGTGTAAATGAAGCATCTCTTGACTTCGATATTGATGGTATTGCTACTATTAACTGGTCAGGTATGGGTTCAATTATTGAAGATATTGAAGATCTTATTGTTCGTGCGAACGATGCCCCTAACGCGCAGACTTCACCGAGTACAGGTATGGGATCCCTTTGGGTAGACAGTAACTCAGCAGGCAAGTACTTGTTTATTGCTCAAGCGGCAAGCGGCAACGCAAACTGGGAAAGAGCAATTGACGAAGGTAGTACCTCTGCCGATACGAGTAACTTTATTCGTAATCGTCTAACCTCTCTAGCTGTAACCAATACCTCAGGCGTGGCCGGTTTCCAGACCAGCTATGATGTTGTATTAACTGGTGGTAATGTTACTTTCAGTAATAATATGACATACCTAACTCCTGAAACTCTTGGTGTTGTGAATCAGCCCTTGGGCCATGTTACAGGTACTCGTAGCGTTTCGGGCAGCTTTACTTGCTATTTAGGTGCGGACACAAGTTCGGGTGTTGATTCTAGTTCTGATCTTTTTGAAGACATTATTGAATCTACTGATACTATTACTAACGATTTCGGTTTAGCTTTCAGTGTCGGCGGAGCTGCTGCAACCCCTGGTCTTGTAGTTACTGTGCCACAGGCTCACTTAGAGGTACCAACTCATTCTTTAGATGATGTTATCTCTCTAGAGGTTAATTTCCATGGTCTACCTACGGATATTAACACAGCAGATGAAGCTACTATTAAGTATAAAGGTACTACTCTGTAATAGGTACTCAAAAATAGTTCTTGACTTCTATGGTCGATTCAACTATAATATGTAGTATAAAAAGTAAGGGGCTCTTTTTGGGCCCCTTTCACTATCTGGAGAAAAGTATTGCCAAGCTACAACTTTCTAAAACAAGCGAGCGTAAAGCTAGTTACTGGTGTCTCTTCGGCGACAGCAGATGCGTACCCGCATTCCGGCTTAATACATCATTTCAGACTTAATAATTTAAGCACAGGTTTAGTAGATAACGTAGGTTCTAAGACAGCTGTAAACGAGGACATGGTTGTAGACACAGATGCGAGCTTTCTAAACTCTCTTAAACTAACCGCAAGTAATGATGCAGGGATTGGGTTATTATCCGCGGTAGACATGAATAGTGTTGAATCAGATAAGACTTGGTCTTTTTCCATGTGGTTTAGATCTGATAGTACTAATGGAAGTAATCAGGCTCGTGTTGTTACAAGAGATTTTTCCGATGGCTGGGGAGTGAAAGTAGTTCAAAATGTTAATACCCAAAATATAGTTTTACAAGGAGAAAACGGTTCTCTGGTTGTAAACGTTGCGCATGGACCTTTTAACGCCGTACTAGGTACTACGACGACAGGTACTTGGAATCATCTACTAATAACGGCAGTACCGAAAACAGTTACTATTACGCAAGCTAATGATGATCATGCTGTAGGAGACGAGGTAGCAGTAACCGGGATAAGGGGTTATTTAAACGGTGTTAAGAATGGGCAAGTACTAACGTATAAGCCTATTGTTCCTGCAGGGGTAATTCTTGGTTCCAATGCTAACTCTGGATCCGATTCCGCTACTCCTGTCAATGGTTTTATAGGTGCAGTAGCAGATGTACGCGTATGGAACAGAACTTTAACAGATGCAGAAGCGGTAGACTTATACGTTAGCAGCAAGCCTGGTACTGCACGGTATGACCTTGAAGTAGGGCCGGAGCTGTCCTTTAGCCAGACTTTTACAGAAGACACACATTCTGTAGATACTATACATGAGAATAAGTTTTTTGACGCAAGTACAATTACAAAAGCAAACCCAGCAAACTTTAGTTTTAAGCTTCCCGTAATCTCAGAAACAGATTTCGATATAGTAAGAACCAAGCTCATAGATTGCACAACATTTGATTTATATGTATCAACACAACAAGATGTATTTAGACTAGAAAACTCAGTACTTACAAATGGGACGTTTGATATCGAGAGATTGAAACCCCTGAGTATGACTGTAACTGGTGAAGCATCGAAGTTAACTAAGGTAGGGGTTAATCTCCCCTATACTGTCCCAGGAGCTCTCCAAGGGAGCAAAGCAGCTAGTACTCACCTGATAAGTGAAGAACACACCATAACTTTAGGCGGTTCTGACATATCAAATAGTGTTTTTAGTATAAAGGCAGAGCTTCAGAATGATATAGAGTGGATTCCATATCAAACTGTAAACGCAGGGTTAGGTGTTACAAATGCCTCAACTGCAATGTTCCCTAGCTCTTTTACTATAAACAAGAAGTCTTTAGCAGGTAGTATCGGTCGTTATCTTTGTGATACGACAGGCGCGGATGCTCAGACCTTTAGTACAGGAACCTCTCTCAGAATTCAAGCAGGCAAGGACCTACACGCATCAAATGCTTATCCAGGTATTGATATTAACATGGCTTCTTGCAGCTTTACGAATCGTGCCAACGTAGCCGAAGTATTTACAGAAAGTTACGACTGGCGCTTTACCGATAACTTAGCAGACTTGTTGAGTATCATCAAAACTTAATAAACAAAATAGATATAGGAGTAATGTAGTATGGACCTAAAGAAGTTAATGGTCGACACCAAAGCCGTATGGGTAGATTTCCCAGGCTTGAGCGGATTTTCCGTAGAAGTAGCAAACCTTTCACGAAAAGAGTTGAATGGCTTGCGTAAGAAATGTACTGGACAGAAGTTTGACCGTAAAACTCGCGCTGTAGTAGAGACTCTCGACGAAGATAAGTTCGTAACAGAGTTTACCAAAGCAGTAGTAAAGGATTGGAAAGGTCTGAGCATGGCTCATCTAGAAACCTTACTATTAGTAGACTATGGCGAAACAGACCCAGAACAAGAGCTTCCATATACACGAGACAACGCAGAGACCTTGGTAAGTTCATCAACTGAATTTGATACCTGGCTCAATGAGGTAGTCTTTGATCTTGACAACTTTCGTGCAGGACCAGCGGCAGGAAGCGACGGAGAGGCTTAATAAGTTTTTTAAGCAAGCCTCCTCTAAGATGACAAGGGATCGTTATCTTGAAATGTGTGAACAGCTAGGAAAGGAGCCCGTTGAGAGTGAAATACCTCCTGACTGGAACGACTTTCCTAGCTTTGTCCAAGAGGTGATAAATACTTTTAATTCTCTTGGTGATAGAATGGATTCCGATATGGGATTCCTGGGAAAAGACTATACAAATCTACCTTATTACTTAGAACTGTATGAGGTAACAGACAAGGAGTACTTTCTAGACTTATTAGGCTGGTTAGACTCAAGGGCTATATCAGACTCTCGCGCAGCAATACAAAGGGAGCACGATAAAGCAAAGAGAAAACGATAGTG